CCGTTATTCACTAGCTTGAATTCAAAACCCAGTGCTTCCTTCCAGTGAAGTAACACAGAGGTCATCAAAATCACATTACCGACTGAAGTGTTCATATCTCCAGACATCCTACCAGTTGCTTTGTACTCAAAATCGTACAAGTCTCCTTTACCCTTGCAATAATTTGCAAGTTGGCATCTCAGAAGATCATGCAATTCTTTGTCCCCTGGCCACAATTTCTTGTAGACAGAGTGCTCAAACTGCAAAGCCGACTTCGACACATGTTGATCAAACCTACTCGCATCCAATCCTACCGCTACCGGTGAAGTGAAACTACTCCACTTCCTAACTATCTCAGCAGCCATCGCTTGTAAATTACAATGCTTGAAAACCGAAACTTCTCCCCACAAAGCATCTATACCGGAGTAAATAGCCAGTTCATTGTGTTTATTAATGTACTGACCGAGCAAAATGTTGTATTTGTAAGAGCGAGGAGAGATGATACGAGGATCCTTGCCTGCAGATGCCACTAGTTCCCACTTAACGAAAACATTCACATGTACATCTTTAGGCATAAGATACCTCTGCCTTCTCAACTCCTCAAGTGCTTCAGAGTAAACCTGGTATTTCCCAGATGGTCTACTATCCACAAATTCCTGAGGAGTCATTTTCTTCACTCTTACGTTTGCACACAACCTCGTGCTGATGCCCTGCATGTCTCCATACCACACTGGCAGTAATTCAAAACTTCTGAAATATTCCTTGTCAGAAATGTGTTCCATTGTTCTGTACTGCAATCCTTCTCTCAATTTGACGTTGATGTCTTGGTACTTCCCAATAATCTTGTCATAATCAAAGCCCGGATTCTTGATCATGAGAACTCTATTCACTATTCCCACGAACAAATTGTGTGATGAGGAGTTGTAACAGCTCCACTGGCCAACCACTCCGGCTGGCCCCACATAACGATTCGGATGTCTTAATTTTCTACCTTTGTAGTGCAGCGTAAATCCCCCATAGTCAACCTGCGGACCATAGAAGGTCGGCCAGTCAAGTCTAGGAGTTGCCATAGACTGACTTGCCGCACGCTGCGCAAGGAGTCAATCAGACATCGAACCGTTTGCCCGGAGACCACGGACTCTTTCCCTGACGAGCGGTAGGTAATCGTTCATTGCAGGGTCTGAGAGCCTATGGCCCATACTGGTCTGATTGTTTCCAGAGACCAACCTCTCGTAAGAAGTCAGAAAAACAGTTTCATTCCAGTTACCATCCGAGCGCATGGTAGCGGTTAATTTATCGGAAATAACCTTAACTCTGTGGAGTTTAAGATAAGTCGATTGGTATTTGATTGGACAAGGAACCAACATAGGAATCAAATCGCCAGGTGGCAACATCAGTGCATGGTTTGGCAACCATATCCCAATGCACCGTGCAATCCTAGGATAGACATGCTCCCAATTCCTCAAGAAATTAGGTACATCATCATGAACATCATAGAAAAACTTAATCCATCCAGAGCAGAGACCGAAGTCACTCGCTGAATTATACAGAATCTTGTTCCTCTGTGAGTTTCTCCCCAGATTCACCACATCATAAGATATTTTCTGAGTCTTGTTTTGAATGTCCCAACACCCAGCTTCGATACGCGGTGGTTGATTCCATACTGCGTGCCATTTACCAGGAAATGGTTTGCGATTGTCCTGCAAAGCAAGCCGGTTATCCTTTTCCAAGCGATCCCAGTCTGCTTTAGTGAACAAGCAACATTCTAACGTCACATCTTTACTGGTAGATTCATCTCTCCCAATGCTAATGCAACCAAGTTCAAATAACCTGTTGATTTTATCGTACGTTAAATGCGTATACTCAGTAGAGTAACGCACACGGGCTTCCGTGTGTAGCACAAGCTCTGCCTGCGCCCTTTCTATAACCGAGGCTATCCTCAACTCAAGCCATCTCCGCCGACTATACAACCGCCGTATCGT